TTTTTGTTTCTGTAAGTAAGAATAGATATGTGCAGTTAAAACATCTTTAACTTCTTTTTCTCTTTGACCTTCTTCTACAGATACTGGTGTCTCAGGTTTAGTTTCTACTAAATCTTCTACTTTACTTTGTGTAGTTGGCTCGTATGTATAATCAGTATTTTTAACTATTGCATCTGCGATGTTAGGGTCTACAAGTTGTGGTTTATCTCCTAAGTAAATAGTTATAGGCTCTTTAGTATCAGTGGCATTACCTCCTGATTCTGTAGGGTCATCAAACTCATTTACAAAAGCTATCTCTTTATTAATTCTATTTGTAAACCAATCAGGTATATTCTCACTTCTATTTTTCTTATAAGAATCTAATTGACTCTTTACAACTAAATCTGTATTACCCTCTGCTATAACTTCCATAGTTTCTCTTAAAGCCCAAGGTCTATTGAAATAAACTAAAGTCATATAATTTTTCTTTACATCATCTACTGATAAATCTCTATTGGCTAACATTCTCTCCACAAAACCTTCTGCTTCATTTAAATCTTTTTGTAATATATCTAGGGCTTGTTCTTGTGTTATTTCATCGCCCTCTTTAAATTCAAATGTACCTGTAGCATTAGTGTGTCCATATCCTATAGTCAATACATCGTTCTCGTCATAATATGCTTCTAGTCTTAATCCTTCTAAATCTTTTATATGTTCTATTAGTTCAGGTGTAAGTTTCATTATGCTCCTAATGCTCCTGAACCTGTAGAGTTAAGTGCTGTTGTAAATGCTCTTGACCTAGACCTCATCTCTGCTTCTCTGTCATTCTCATCTAACTCTGCAGCATAAGCTCCTATTGATGTAAGTTTATCTTCAAATCTTTGTGAAGCTAATGTTGTAATTAATCCTTGTATTTGTTGTGCAGTTCCTGCATCTCCTGGAGCAGCAGTAAACTGTGGTGGAGCTTCTACTGAATAAACTCCTTCAGGTAATCCTGCTTGTAATCTAATCTGTTCTGTTTGTAGAGCAGTTCTTTGAGCTTCTTTTCTAGCTTCCTCTCTAGCCTTTAACATTTCTTGTACTTCTTCTGATGCTTCTTCTAATGCTTGACTATAGTAAGCTCCTATCATTGTTCTTTCACCACTTCTTATTTTTCTACCAAGTATTTGTTCTGCTGCAGTTTCTCCATAGATAGCTGCGAACTCAGGAAATAATTGTATACCCTCGTCTATTGCTAAACCACTCTCAGCACTTGGTTCATCTTTTTTAACTTCAGATATAAAGAAATTTCTTATATCTTGTGCTATAGAAGGACCTGCACCACTAAGTGCAAGTTGGACTGATTGTGACGATGCTAATACAGGATTAGTTCTACCTTGTTGGTTTTGAACTGTCATAGCTCTATTTATAGCTGCTATTGTGTTTGCATCTAATACACCTGCTTCAAAAGAACCTGGATATAAATATCCTGCTTCATGTAATACTAATTGAACATTAATTAACTCTTCTGCAGACATTCCATTAAATAATCCATACTGCATACCCTCAACATAGAGTGGTAGTTTATCAGGAGATGTAGGAGTTATAGTTCCTTGTAGTCCTACGTATGGTAAATCTGATGGAAGTAATGTCTGAACAAAATTTAATTGGTCATCGGAAAAGTCACCTTCTTGTATTTTTTCATCAATATATTGTGATTGTTGTTCTTGTATAGATAAAGGTTTATATGTTTCTCTTTCTACAAGTGCTTGCTCTACTATTTGTTCTGTAGCTAATTGACCAGTTGGTGCAAACATACCTGTAACTAACGGGTCAGGTATAGGTTGTGTTTCTACATCTTCTAAATCTGCCCCTGACATACCTGCACTAAATGCTTCAATTACATCAGTAAATTCTCCAGGATTTTCTATTGCTTCTTCAAATAAAGGTTGAAGCATTTGAGATGGTTCGCCTGGTCCTGCTTGACCTGCAACTGATGCTGCAGCAATAAGTCTTCCTAAATTCTTTTCATTAATTACTAAACCAAATGTATTTTCTAATAATGTTTTTGCAAAATTGTTTAGGTCATTTATTGATTTAAATAGATTAGTTTTATACCAAACACCAAATGTATTTATTAATCTACCTAATTCGTATGCTTTTATTTGGTCTTCGTTCATTAAAATCCTAACTCAATGTTTTGCGTAGTAGCAATATCTTCTTCAATTTGCCTTGATAATATATTAACCCATAAATGGTAAAAATCAGGATGTTCTTTCAATAAAACATCTTCTACGTATCTACGTAGATATTCTCTCTGAGCTATCATATCACCTGAGCCTATTGTAACATTAGGTCTGATATTTCTCTGTCCCCAGTCTAGTACTTTATCAAAGGCTTCTAAGTATTTTGCTAACCCTTGACCTGCATCAGAACCTGCTAATACAGCATTCTGTTTCCATGTTCTTAGTTCACGAACTTGTGATTCGTTGTCTATAGTTCCTGCTAGTCCCAAACTTTCCCTAAATCCTGGTAATGTTTCTATCAAATGTATTTCTATTTCTTTAAGTATTTGTCTTCTTACATAATCTGATACACCAAAATAGTTAGCATCATTAAGTAACATTCTTCTATTACCCTCATAAATAAATCTACCTTTAGCATTCATAATCTCTGCTGCAACTTGGTCTGTGCTTAAAGAAACTCTATCTCCCTCTGTAAATGCTTTCCAATATGATGCAATATCAAATTCATCTAATGGATTGTCAGGATTATGATAGTAAGCTGTATTAGGTGCGAACTCATAAACTTCTTTGTTTTCTGCCATATATGCTGAACCCTCTGCTGTATATGGAGTCCTTACTACTGTTTTAGATTTTCTCTGTAATAAAGCAAATGGTTCAAAACCAAATGTAGTAATAAACTCTTTTGTTGCTTCGTAGGAATCACCTTTATTACCTCTAAGCATGTCATAATATAAATCTGTGAATACTGAGAAACCAAACATAACAGCACCATCATCTGTATCAGGGAAGTCTCTAATATCTAATTTAAGTTTTTCTTGTATCTCATCTGTTAAAAACTCACTAGGTACTTCTTTGTAATATCTGACTGTACCACCTGTAGGTGCAGCGAAAGCTAATGCAGCCTGTATCAATGTAACAAATGTTGCAGTTTTCTCTGCAGCTTTTACTGCTTCTCTTCTTTCTTGTGTAGTAGTAAATTTAGCTTGTCCTGCTAATACTCTTGCTTTTAATATATCTGAAGCAACGTTTGCAAATAATCTTCTATACTGTGGGTCTGCATCATCACCAAGAGTTAATACTTTTTTATACCAAGTAGGCAATGCTGCTTCTATTGGACCTACATTTGCAGGTTCACCTAATGGGAATATTACTTTTTTAAGTGAAGCAAATCTCTGTGTATCAGGTAAATAAGATGCAGGTAATTGCACAACAGGTCCAAAACCAGGAAGAACACTTTGTCCTATCAAGTTAAGTCCTGATGTGTAACCTACAAGATTAGCTCTGATACCTGAATCTTCATCAACAATATCATTACTTAATCCTTCATTAAATGGAAAGTTAAATACTTCTTCACCTGTTACAGGGTCTGTAGTAAAGAATCCATTCTCTTGTGCTTTGTTTACTAAGAGTTCTGCTTTACGTAATTTACCTGGATTTGTTGCAATAAGTCTTGACCATGTTCCTAAAACTTCTTTATAAACTTCAACGAATGGGAACATTAATCTAGTTGCATCTGCAAACTGTGAACGTTTATTCAAATCATAAAGTAATCTTCTTGTTTCCTCTAATGCAAAACCTTTTGATATTTCATCTGCTCTACGTGTACCAATCTTAAATGCATCATCAACATCTGAGACTAATGACTCTAATCTTTGTATATATTTTTTATCTAAGTTATTTTTCTTAGCCTGTTTAATTAGATTATTTAATGCAGTCTCTGTAAGACTTGGTGCAAGTTTTTCCATTTTATCAAAATAAAACTGTCTAAATGCAGGAGACCTTGATAGTTTGTTTGTAGGTGTAGAACCAAATATTCTAAATATAGAAGATACAACTTCATCATATTTACTTAAAAGACTTGAGTCTACGTCTACTTTAGATACTTTTACAAAGTTAGGTCTACTGAAAGGAACATCTGTATTATCCCATTGCTTTAACTTTGTACCTAAAACTTGTTTTGTTTTATTATATTCTGCTTTAAATTCTCTTGATATATTTTCTAATGATATAAATGTTCCATTTACTTCGCCACTACCGTTAGCAATAAGGTTAATTATTTCATCATCTCCTGCTTGAGTAATTCTAAATCTTGTAACTAAGTTTCTATATTCTGTTGGTATTGCTTTTCCTACTTCTAATATTTTTTCTTGACCATCAGGTAAAATAACATACTTTTCATATTCACCTCCTGCTTGTTTATGAAGTCTTGCTTGGAGTGATTCTAAATAAGCACGAACTCCTTCTTTGCTTTCTGTAATTCTTGCTTTTTGAACATAAGATGCATCATCTGCTAACTCAACAAAATCATCTAATAATGGTTTGAGTACACCATCATAAGCTGCATCTACTAACTCGTCTAATGTTGAATATGTTCCTTTAGCATTAGATATTGTTTGTGCTAGTTCTCTTACTAAAACATCATTTGCCAATAAGACATTTTCTAAAACATATCCATCTAAATATTTAGGATTGCCTTTTTGTACAGTTGTAAATATATTTGTTCTTTTTGGTGCCAGTCCACCAATAGATACTGATTTACCTCTAGCCATTGCATTTTTAAAAGACACATCCATTAGAAACTCATTTCCTAATATATCTTCTAATCCTCTTGCTTTAACTCCTGGTATCTTTGACAAAGCATTTTCTACTTTACCTACATACTTACCTGCAGATGGTGTACCTAACACCCATGCAATATGTGATATAGGATGATTAAAAACGCTTGTCATATCTGCAGCCCACATTCTTGCCTGCTCTTCACCGACAACTCTTGATGTCCATGCTGCTCTAAGAAGTATGAATGGTTTCCATAAACCTTGCATATAGGTATCTGCTATCTGTGTTAATGCACCTTCTGTAACTCTTACACCATCAGGGTCAACTCCATAAAATAATTTAGATAAGTTTCTAGCTACAAAGTTAGCATCTTCTGATTGTGCTTTTACAAATGTTTCTAGTGTTAAGTCTTTACCTGTAAGTTTTCTACCACCAATAAGTCTCCACATAGCATTTCTTGTGTTACCTACAATTCTTGATAAATCTCTACCGCCAGGTAAAAAGATATTGCCGTCAAAGTATTCTGAAAACAAATGTGCAGTAGGCTGTACTTGTATTTTTCCATCTACAACAATGTCTGTTTTTGCACCTAAAAATATTTCAGGATTACCTAACTCATCGTGAAAGTAATCTCTCATCTTAGATGTATCTGCTTCAAACTTCTCAAATGCTCTACCTACATATCCCTCACCTAATACTTCATCTGTGGCAGGAAATACTTCATCATTTAAAAACTTAAATACTCTTGATACAATTCCATAACTAGGAATAGCTTCATTTGCATTAGCACCTTTACCTTTTACTTCTGCAGTTATATCTGTAAATTTACGTAGTAAGTCATCTTGTTTATCTACAGCTATACCTACACCATCCATAAATTCATTTAGTTGGTCATAGGCTTCATCAAAGTTTTTTACATTTAAGTTTACAGGAGGTAGGTCACCCATCATTCTAAGTATTGGTGTACCCTCCCAACGTTTTTTAACTACAGCTTTTAATCCTAAGTCTGCAAACTCAGGGTCAAACATCTTACCTAATGTTGTAGAAAACTTTCCGTTAAATATTGCAGATGTAGGGTCAAACCTTTCAGTAATAGTTCCCCTAGATATTTCACGTCTTAATGTATTTATAACACCTTCTGTATTAGCATCTGCTAGTTCTCTATAGATTTCATGTGGTATAGAATCTCTGTTCTTTCCAAACATCTTTTGTATATTTTTAACATTTGTTTCTTTACCCATAAGTTCAGCAATATTTCTTCCTGGTCCTCTAAGAAAGTAATCATCTGCTGTAGGTGAATGTACAGACTTTCTAATTGCTTTATCTATGATTCCTACACCTTGTAATGACTCGCCAGTCTTAAATGCTTTCTTTGCTTTGCCTATTTTACCTATACCTGCACCAACAAAGTTCAATGGGTCTAATCCTGCGGTAACACCAAAGTCTATTGTACCTGACATAATGTTGAATGCTTTCGTTCCTGGTTCATACACATTTGCAGCAACTACTGTTCCTGGAGATAAGATATATCCATCTTGTGCCAATAAACTATTTACATCTTGTCTTTCTTCTATAGTTATTGGTTTACCTAATTGTTGTTCAATAATATTTCTAGCTTGAGCTATAACTTCTTCATCATCTGTAGAATCAACAATAGCTCTAAAGATATCCATGTTTTCTGCAACGTCACTGTTGCCAAAGTATCCTGAACCTAAGTTCACATTGTTTCCTGCTTTAAGTTCATCTATAGCTCTACCCATAACAGTAGGACCTAGTAATTCTTTGTTCTCTCTGTATTTCTTATAAAATGATTCTTCACCCTCATCTCTTGTGAATGGGTCTGTAAGAAAACCGAGCAATGGTCCACCTAATGCAAGAATAGGATTATCTCCTCTTTGCACATGTGTAGCTGCAGCAGCTTGAAAAGGTCTTTTAATAACAGCCTCTGCTAATGAGTCAGCAGCAACAAAAGCTGTTCTTACAAAACTTCTTCCTGCATCTCTTATTCTTTTAGATAATTTAGCTTCTTGTTCTAAATATGAATCAACAACTTGTTTTATTTCAGGAGCTTGTATTGCAAGTTCAGATAAACCTGATGCAATAATTGCACCACTAGGCATAACGTTTCCATATTGTCCTGCAAGTTGTGAAGTAGAAAAACCTTGAGATTTAGATATTTGGTTTTTAATTATTTGAGTTTCTTGTATTTCTCTTTCTTGGTCAAATATCTGTTGTAACTCTGCATCAGGGTCTACCCAATATTGTGAAAATCTAGTCATGTTAGCTCCCTATGCACCGTAAGTTTTTTGTTGTTTATTTAACTCACTTTCCATCAAAGCTAGTATATCAACATCAGGGTAGACACTATACAGACTTCTTAGTACTGCTAGTTTATCTACTGGTCTTTGTTGTTGAGCTACTGCTGAATCTTCTATTGCTGATACATTTGGTCTCTGTGTTGGCTGTGATAATGGAGTAACTGATGCTCCAGTAGCCCTCACCCTGTCTATTGGTTCAACTTGAGAAGGTGGTACTTGTATTGGTTCTTCCTGTGCTACAGGAAAACTTCTAACTAGTTCCTGATTTCTTGCTCGTTGTAAATCTGCTCCACCACCAACTAAATCTGATGGACTTATCTTATCCTTACCTGGGTCATAATTTAATTTATCTTTACTACCTCGAGTCATTTTCACCTCTAATAATTAACAAATCTATTCTTATTCCTGGAAACTGTGCAATAGTTACAGCATTAAACATAATGCCATCTTCAAACTCTTCATCTTGAAACAATACGTTTTCTGCTACGTCAGGGTATTCTTCTAAAATCATATCTATGAATTTCTCGTTTACGAAGTCGTCCATTACTGACCTGCAGCAATCTGTGCAAATATATCTTGTACTGAAGATGGTCCTTGTCCTGGAGCTACTTGTTGTTGAGCAATAGCAGATGCTTGTTGTAGCTGTTGTTGTTCTACTTGTTCTGAGAAAAAGTTTTCTAAAATATCATCTATCTTATTAGGATTTCTGTATATTTCTGTGATAGCTGCCATTGCTTGCATATCTCCTCCTTGTGACCTAGCTAATAATGATTCAAACATAACACGTTCTGCACGTTCTTTTGTAATTCTGTCATTAATCTTTGTTAAGTCTTGTAAGCCGTCCATTTCTTCCTGCATAGTTTGTCTATCGATAATACCTGCTTGAAGTAATTGCAAACCTGTAATAATCTTTTGTGGCTCATCAAAACCTGCCATAGTTCCATAAACTCTTGTAGTTTTGTAATTCTTATTAATATCAGTGCCAGGAGTATAGTTTTCTGAGAAAGCAGCACCTCTGATATAACCTGATAGTGGTTTTCTTTTTTGAGAAAATAATACTTCATCAAGTTCTAATCTCTTGTAATCAACATCTTCTAATGCTTTTGATAATACTTGTTGATATTCTCTAACCATTAGAGAAACACCACTTTGAAGTTCTTCTAAACCTCTACCTGTTACAAAAGAATTAGGAGATATTGCATCATCTTGTACAGGATATCCTGCTACAACTCTTAGATGTCTTTCTATTCTTCCTACTTGTTCAAATAATTGATATGGTAAGTTGTTTACTGGCTTTACCACTTGTGAACCTGGAGTTAGATAGTTAACAGCGAATCTACCTTTACGGTATTGACCTGACTCTATTTCACCAACAACGTTAGTTTCTGTAAATACAGCGTCTTCCATAGCTATAACAGACATAATATTTATCTTTGCCATAGCTGCCATAAGTCCTATTGTTTGGTCAAACTGTCCTTGTAGTTGGTCAAAGCTAAATCTTTTTGCTACTACGAATGCAGGACCTGATTGTAATGGGTTAGGAACAAAGTCTACAATCTTGCCTGAAGCAGGGTGTACTATGTAAGTTCCCTCTTCATTCATATATTCGACTATATTATCGCCATTATCATCTGAGTTTTCCCATGAACCATTTTCTACTCCAATATTGTTATTGAGTTTTCTTATGTTTCCACTACCACTACTAGATTTATCTGCATTGTTAAAGTAACTTTTAAGTTCAGGATACATTTCTATAAGTTCAGCAATAGGAACTTTACGTATTGTAACTAATTCATCAGGTGTTTGATTAGCACCATAATATCCAGGAAAACAATCATAAGGGTCTCTTAGTTCTGCTACAGGATATGAATTACCTTCTGAGTCTTGTTTTGTCGTAATTATCCATACAGCAAAACCATAACCAGGTAACCATCTAGCTACTTGTGGTAACTGACCCTTAAGATTCTGCATTTGGTCAAATGAAGTTATTATTCTTTCGAGTTTTTCTTTTTTTCTTTTTGACCTCTCTGAATCTCTTGGATTTGTTAAATCTACTCTGAGGTTAGGTACACGTCCTAGTTTCTGTGCAAGTCTATCTAAACCTGACATAAGTAAGTTTGGAGCAGGTAGTATGGATTCATCCATCATATCTAGTTGAGTTCCAAGTAAAGCTCTGATTCCATCAGCTCCACCATTCATAATTGCTCTAAACCTATGTCTATCAACTAACGCATTCTCATGCATATTTTTAAGATGGACACTTCTGTTTAAAATATCTTCAACTAACATTTAACTCCAAGGGGCATCATTCCAGGATGCCATTTCTATTCCGCTATAACTCGGACTGTATTCTACCATCATATCATCAAATCTCGCAGTTTGTAATCTTCTTATAACTTTCATTGGAAACCAAGATGCCATAACAATATCAGATTTGTAACCTTTACCTTTGCTTGCAAAGAAAGATAACTGTTTTTTATACATATCTGATTTTATCTTTGCTTCTACAGACTTATACGGAAGTATTATGTTTTGTTCTGCAAACAAAGAAGTCATGGATGTTACACCATATCTAGTATCCCATTTGTTTTTTGCTTGAGTCTGATGTCCCTCATGTATAATTCCTTGAGTAGCACAATACTCTTTAAGTTCAGTATCTTGTCTAATTGCTTTTTGGAAAGCATTTTCTTCTATCACCCAGTGATAACAACCATGTATCTCTTTCCATTCTTTCATAATTCTTAATGCTTCTTTGATTCCTCCACCTTTGTTATTTTCTATATCAACCATTTGTAGTCTTAGCGGAGAACTATCATAGATAGCCCATAAGAATGCTGCCTGATAACCTGTAGCAGCAGGGTCTAGTCCTGCAACTAAGTACGCAGATTCTTTTACTTCTCCAATATCTACTGTGTCATCAAAACATTTTGTTATAGTCTCAGGATTAAATATTGTTGTGCCTACTGGATTTGCTCTATTAAGATAGACCATTTCAAATACATGCACACCACCTGTAGTTGCTGATGCTTCTTTCTGTGTATTTAACCATTTGTAATCTCTTTTGCCTTTCCATAACATACAATCTATATGTTCATCAAAATCTTGTTCAGGTATTTCGCAATCATCTGAATGTGCTTGCTCTACAATATTGTCCCAAGCATTGTTATCCAATAAAGAATTATATAAATCATCTGAATGCTGTCTTGAACCAATAACTACTACAGCAGTATGTGCCTCTACACGAGATGACAAAGTTGTTGTCCACCATCTTTTAGTAGCAGCTCTACCTGATGGTTGTGCTGTAGAACCAAAATCTTCTATGTCATCTGCAATTATTAAGTCGCAGTCACGAGATAGAATCTTTCCACCCTTACCTACAGCAACCATCGTTGGTGATTTTATACCAGTAACGTTTCTTGTAGCTACTGAAAATGCTGTCTGTGACCAGTTCTTACCTGACCTACTCTTAGGTCTAAAGGTTTGTCCTGGTCCACAAAACTCTTCTATTAACTTATCGTTAGAATCTAAATGGTCTAGTACAGAACCGACTGCATTTTTTGCAATATCTTCATTTCCACCAACCCACATAATTCTTACGTTAGGATTTCTACAAATCTGCCATATAGCAAAATGTATAAGTAGTTCTGTCTTTCCATGACGTGGTGGACTAAGTATCATTAAATTACCACCCTCAGCAATATTGTTAGCTATAGAATTTACCCACTTTTCTTGAAAGTCAGGTGTTTCATATTTTTGTCCTGTTTCTGTTTTAAAATATCTATCTCTGAATTGTTTAAAGTCTTCTAAAGATTTTATTGCTTCTTTAGGTACAGTCCAGTCTTCTCTTTTTGTTTCTAGTTCTTTATCTTCTATAAAAGCTGCATACATTCTTGATACTTGTGCAGGTGATATCTGATATAAGTCTGCTACTTCTCTAGCACTTAGCTCACCTTTTAACATTTCTAATGCATAACCATCTTCTAAAAATTGGTCATAGAACTCACCTTTACGTGATGTAGCATTCTTTTTTTGTGGCTTAGGTACGCCTAAAGTTTTATCTCCATGTAATGCTCTTTGATTTTGTACATATCTTTTGTGTTCTTCAGAGCAGTATCTTCTTTGTCGTCCTTTTAGTATTGTTTTACATTTAGGATGCTGACAAATTAGATTTTTTTCAATATCTACCATTTGACTCTGTTTGCCCAATAAGCTGCAGACATCTTTCCTTTTTTAATATTTTTTGCATGTCTTGCTTTAAAAGATTTACGTCTAGCTTTTTGAGCAGCAGTCTTAGGATTCTTACCTGCACCTGATACACCTTGCTGTCCAAATCTAATTAATTTTAGTTGATGTCCCTCTTGTGCTAAAACAACATGAGATTTCTTAGGATGCTTTGGTGTACGCTTTGGTTGATTTACACCTTTTAATCCATGCTTCTTCAATAATGCTTTTTTTCTATTAGCATGTGACATTATATTTTATCTTTCTTAATTAGTATCCATGCCCATGCATTAATTACAACAAAAGCAAAAAAAACTACAAAACCATCCATTAGCTCATCTTTGGTTTTCTTTTACCGTTTTGACGTAACTTTTTAAAATCAGCTCCTGTGATTTTGTCATACGGTGGTGCAACACCTGCTATTTTTTTCTGTGCTGCAGAATATTGTCCGTTACCTTTTGGCATTATTTACCTACCTTCTTCTGTGCGTTTA